CCGGTACACTTACTTCCACAGAAACTACATTCCAGATGGCTCTGGCAATGGCTAAGGGTCGAGTAGAAAACAAATTCAAGCAGATGCACAGAAATGTGACTGGTGTTGTTGGATTTGTCAACATTCTGGACGTATATGAATACCTCGGAGCAGCTGAAATTACTATTCAGAACCAGTTCGGATTCCAGTACATGAAAGACTTTATGGGATTCAACACAATCTTTTTACTGTCTGACAGCGAAATCCCGAGAGGACAGGTTATTGCAACACCTGTCGAGAACATCGTTCTGTATTATGTTGACCCGAACGAATCTGACTTCGCAAGAGCAGGGCTTGTATACACCGTATCTGGCGAGACAAACCTGATCGGATTCCACACTCAGGGCAACTACCACACAGCAGTTTCCGAAGCGTTCGCAGTTATGGGACTGACTCTTTTTGCGGAGTACATTGATGCAATCGCAGTAATTACCATTGATGAGACACCAACGCTTGGCACTCTGACAGTAACATCTGCGGCAGGAACAGCAACTGGTGATACAAAAATCACTGTAAACCCGGCTAAAGAAAACGCTAACAATGTGTACAAGTACAAAGTTGGTGCATCTGAAACAGCTGTAACTTATGGCCAGAATCTCAGAAACTGGACTACATGGGACGGAAAAGCCGACATTAAGGCAGCAACCGGGCAGAAGATTACAGTGGTTGAGTGTGACGGAACATACAAGGCACTGAATGCCGGAAGTGCAAGCGTAACAGCGAAATCATAAACGTAGGGGGTGATTGGCATGGCTTATGCAGATTATAAATTCTATACAGAATCATTCGGCAATGTCGTGCCAGAAACCGACTTTCCACGACTGGCAGAAAGAGCCAGTGATTTTGTGGATACAATGACATTTGACAGGTTGGTGGACGGACTGCCAACAAACGAACGCTCACAGAAGCGTATCAAAAAGGCAGTCTGTTCATTGGCTGAATTAATGTATCAGATTGAGCTTGCCGAGAAGAATGCTACCAATGCCGCTGCGAGCGGTACATCAACTGCAATCGGGACCGGTGGTAGCACGACAGGCATTGTAACATCTGTATCATCTGGCAGCGAATCCATTTCTTACGCAACACCTCAGCAGAAAGCATCGGGCGCAAAGGAATGGAGTGCGGTGTATGCCGCCGCCGGAGATATACAGAAAACGAACGACTTACTTTACAAGACAGCTTTACCGCTTTTGATGGGGGTAAGGACGGATGATGGAATACCGATTTTAAATGCGGGGGTGTGAGTATGAAATATGTACGAATAAAACCGACTATAGTTGAAGCTATTCAATGTTTTACCACTCCTGAAGGTATAGCTCAAATTGAAAAGTTTGTTGGCAATTCGGTAAAAATCAATAACAATCTTAACTCACCGAACATTGAGATTTCTACATATCCTGCTCTATTTAGAGATGGTGAAAGAGTAGATTCGGTACTCATAGAGCCTGGAGACTACGTCTTGCGTGATGAAGAAGGATATTTTGATACAATGGTAAAGGATGAGTTTGAAGAAGAATTTAAGGAGGTATCTGAATAATGGACATTGCAACACTTGGCTCATGTATCGCAATCGTTATGATCTGCTACATTGTGGGAATGGGCTGTAAAGCATCAAAAAAAATCCCTGATGAATGGATTCCGGTAATCATGGCGGTTATTGGTGGCATTCTCGGAGCTGTCGGGATGGGAGTTATCCCGGACTTCCCGGCAACGGATTATATCACAGCGGTTGCGGTCGGTATGTTTAACGGATTATCAGCAACCGGAGTGAATCAGGTTATTAAGCAGACGGTGCAGAAGGAATAATTAAGGAGGGTATCATGTACGAAAAAACGGTGACGATTTTTGATTATTATGAATCAGCCACGACAGGAGATGCGTACTGGTATCCTCACGTGCTATCCGGCGTTGACCTGATTACGGACAAAGGAGCAATCCTTAAAAAGTACGGGCCAGACGCAACAGACAACGCACAGTTACACGTTCGATACACTGTCCAGAACGGCAATATAACCATTACCGATAAAAACGGCAAGATTCTTCCATGGATTCCACCTAAAGAGTGGAAACAGCAGATTAACAACGCTCTGGAAGACACTATCACATTCTCAGATGAGTCGTTCTTCTGGGAGGGTGAGTGGACTGGCGGAACGGTAATTGACAGTGATTATCGGAGCGGATTCTACCAGTACATGAATGAGAACAAGGATAACGTGTTTAAGATTACCAGTGTTGGCGGTCCGTACACACTGATTCCACACTTTGAGATTTTGGGTAAGTGATATGAGTAAAATTCATCATTTCAAAGGATTCTCCATAGTCGATGGAGATATGAAAATCAAACTGAATATGGACAGGTTCTCAAGGCAGTATCAAGAAGCCCAGTATCTCCTTGATGGAATGGTTATGGACAGTATGGTGCCGTTTATGCCGATGATTACAGGGGACTTTATCAACCGAACAAGAGTTGAGAGTACATCCTTACAAGGAACTGGGAAAGTATGCGCGGCGGCGGCTCCTTATGGACGTTTTCTGTACGAGGGGAAAGGAATGGTTGATGAAGCAACTGGAAGTCCCTACGCAAGACGTGGAGCAAAGAAAGTTCTTGTTAGTCAGTTTTCTGGTCAGACAGCCGCAAAGGAAAATCTTGAATACACCAAACAAATTCACCCACAGGCACAAGCAAAGTGGTTCGATGCCGCTAAACGACAATACGGCGACACATGGATTCGTAAAGTAAAAGCACAGGCAGGAGGTGGCAGACATGGCGGATAAACCTATCGGAAAAGATGCAACTGGATATGAGATTCTGACAGATGCCATGAAAGCACTTCTAAACCAGTATCCAGGGTTATACGAAAATGAAACAATCAAGTTTGAAGAACTCGGCAAAGAATCAGGAATTGCGTTCTCGGCAGACAACGGGGCGTTGATCTATTCAGAGAAAGAAGACGTTTGCGGAACGATGCATCAGGTATGTCAGTACCCATTTTACGTGGTATATCGTACAGCATCTGACAAAGAAAGGCAGAAACTATCTGTTCAGAAGTTCCTTGACAATCTCGGTAAATGGATATGCCGGGAACCAGTTATTATAAATGGCTCTGAGACGCGTTTAAATGTGTTTCCAGAGCTTTCACAGGGGCGAGTGATAAAACGTATCACACGTGACAACTCCTATGGTTTAGAACCGCAGGAGAGCGGCGTACAGGACTGGTTGTTACCATTGTCGGTGCGCTACGAAAATACTTACGAAGCAATATAACAAGTAACAACCGGCTATCAATTGGAGATAGTCGCTAACCTACACAGCCTTTTAAAGTTATAGGCAGAAAGGACATTTCTATGCCAGTTACAGGAAAAATTGACCGTAAATATATGGCTCATTATATCGACGCAGGCTCCCTCTGCGGAGGACTGACGCCGAAATATGAGCGTCTTGGAAAAGACCTGGAAGAGTACAATGTAGAACTCAATCCAGACACTGAAACATCTAAAAACATTCTTGGAGAATCCACATTTAAGCATAACGGCTACGAAGTTTCTTCTGACGCTGATCCATTCTATGCAGACACTACTTCTGATCTGTTCACAGCATTGCAGAAGATCGTAGACAACAGATACAAAGACGATAATCTCAAAACAAAAGCAGTTGAGGTTCATCTCTGGACAGAAGCCACAGCAGGCAAGTATGAAGCATATCAGCAGGACTGCTACGTTGTGCCGACTTCCTACGGTGGTGATACATCTGGCTACCAGATTCCATTTACTGTCAACTATACCGGCGAGCGCGTAAAAGGAAAATTTGATATCAGTTCCGGCACATTTACAGCTGACAGCGAATAATTTTTAGGAGGATATAGAAAATGGCAAAAACAATTAATACAAACATTGATGATGGATTTCTTCTTTTCACATTCACAAACAAACAGGGTGAAGTGTTCTCTTCATTTAAGCTGAACCCTACCGACATTAACGTTGCAGCAAGAGCGGAAGAATTGGAAACTTTCTTTGAGCAGGCTCAGGAATCTGTTAAAAATGTTTCTTCCAGCAAAGAGATGGCTGAGATTAATAAGCAGATTGAGGACAAAATCAATTATATGCTCGGATATGAAGCATCTAAGGATTTATTTAAAGAACCAATTACCGCAACAACTGTTTTTGGAAATGGTCAGGTATTCGCTTATATCGTCCTTGACAAAATCAATGAAGCACTTACTCCAGAGATTGAAAAGAGAAAGAAAAAAATGCAGGAAGTGGTCAATAAGTACACGGAGAAGTATACAAAATGACCGCCTATGAGTTGCCCACCTCACTAAATATCAGTGGGGTGGATTTTTCTATCAGAACGGATTTTCGAGTAATTATTGACATTCTGGTCGCCATGAATGACCCAGAATTGGACGAACAGGCGAAAGCTGTTGTTATGTTACAGATTTTGTTTGAGGACTGGCAAAGCATACCCCCAGAACATCTTACAGAAGCTTGTCAGAAAGCTTGCGAGTTTATTGACTGTGGTCAAGTTGATGATAGTTCGAATAAGTCTAAGCCCCGTTTGATGGACTGGGAACAGGACGGAGATATGATTGTTCCGGCAGTAAACAAGGTTGCTGGTAAAGAAATCAGATCAGTACCTTATATGCACTGGTGGACGTTTTTTGGATACTTTATGGAATCTGGCGAGTGCCTGTTCAACACCGTAGTTGGAATCCGGTCAAAAAAAGCAAAGGGCGAAAAGTTCGATAAATGGGAAAAGAAATTCTATCAAGAGAATAAAAACATAATTGACATAAAAACACGTCTCAGCGACGAGGAGCAAGCTTATAAAGATAAGCTGAATGAGATGTTGAACCTCAAATAGTTAGGAGGTGGACACATGGCTGCTGATGGCTCAGTCATTATTGATACCAGAATGGACACATCAGGCGTGCAAAACGGCGTATCAGCAATCAGGCAGTCTTTTAACGGACTTGGCAGCGTAGTAAAAAAAATAGGCGTACTGATTGGCGGAGCATTTGCGATTGGAAAACTGACGCAGTTCGGTAAGGAATGCGTAGAACTCGGCTCTAACCTTGCCGAAGTGCAGAACGTGGTTGATGTTACATTCACAACCATGTCGGACAAGGTAAACGAATTTGCAAAGAATGCTATGACCTCTGCCGGACTGTCAGAAACCATGGCAAAACAGTATGTCGGAACGTTCGGAGCAATGTCTAAGTCGTTCGGTTTCTCCGAAGCACAGGCTTACGACATGTCAACAGCTCTGACACAGCTGACTGGTGACGTAGCATCATTTTACAACATCAGTCAGGACTTAGCCTATATCAAACTGAAATCAGTGTTTACAGGTGAAACGGAAACACTCAAGGACCTCGGCGTGGTAATGACTCAGTCGGCACTTGACCAGTACGCACTTGCAAACGGCTACGGCAAAACCACATCTGAAATGACAGAACAGGAGAAAGTGGCTCTTCGTTTGGCTTTTGTGCAGAAACAGCTATCTACCGCATCTGGTGATTTCATTCGAACATCTGACTCATGGGCGAACCAAGTGCGAGTGATGCAGCTGCAGTTACAATCTCTCAAGGCAACAGTCGGACAGGGATTAATCAATCTCTTCACTCCCGTTTTGAGAGTTATTAATATTTTACTGGGCAAACTGGCAACTCTGGCGAATGCCTTCAAGTCATTTACGGAGTTAATCACCGGGAAAAAATCTTCTGGTCAGACAGGTGCAAGTGGCGCAGGTCTTGCCGGGACAGATGCAATAGCTGATACGGCAGACCAATATGGAAATGCTGCCGACAATGCCGAAAAACTGGCAGATGCAACAAATGATACAGCGGACGCAACTAAAAAAGCTACTAAAGCGGCAAAAGGATACCTTAGTCCTTTGGATGAAATAAATAATTACTCAACGGATAAAAGTGCGGATTCATCGCCAAAAGTACCGGGCGCAACCGGCGGACTTGCAGATCAGATGAAGGATGCTGTACAAAATGTTGATTACGGAAAGGTTGCAGAAGGCGAGACAGTTCTTGACAAAATGTCAAAACCACTAAAGAAGATAATTGACAGATTTAAACAGCTGGCTAAGTTAATCGCAAAAGGATTCTGGGATGGGTTAGGAGACTACGAGCCGATTTTTGACGGAATAAAGAAAGACCTTGATTCCATATGGAAATCTTTAAAGGATATCTTCACTGACCCAGAAGTTACCAAAGCAGCAAATAATTTTTTAGATTCATTTGCGTATGCGATTGGACAAGTTGCTGGCTCATTTGCCAGAATCGGATTAACAATTGCGCAAAACATTATAGGCGGAATTGAAAAGTTTTTAAAGCAGAACACGCAAAGAATAAAGAACTATCTGATAGATATGTTCAACATCGGTGCCGAAATTTCACAAATCGCGGGAAATCTTGCAGTTGCTTTCGCTGATGTTTTCTCAGTTTTTGGTGGAGAAACCGCACAGCAGATTACAGCGGATTTAATCGGAATCTTTGCTGAAATCGGAATGGTTCTTACAGAAACGGCTGCAAAACTTGGCAGAGATATCCTTAACATGATTGCACAGCCTTTTATCGACAACAAGGACATTTTGAAGTCAGCAATCGAGGGTAGTCTCGGAGCAATAGAAACCGTAACAAGCGGGGTCTTAACAGTTGTTCAAAACCTTAGTGACGCAATATCGAGGTTATACGATGAACATGTAAAACCGTTCTTTGATTCTATAGCAGATGGACTATCAAGCATATTTGAAACTCTGATAACCGGATATAACACATACATTCTTCCGGTGCTACAAGGACTGGCGGAACAAATCAAAGGGCTGTTAGAGGGACCATTAGGGGACGCGATTTTAAAGATAGAAACATTCCTCGGAAAACTCATTGATTCTCTGAAGCTTCTGTGGGAGTCAGTGTTAGTGCCTTTAATTAACTGGATAATCGCGAATTTACTTCCAGTTGTGGCAGAAATAATTGACGTTGTAGGCACTGTGGCAATCAAAGTCATAAAATCATTAATTAAAATTATTGGTGACGTAGCAGACACACTGAGCGGAATCATTGATTTTCTTGTCGGCGTTTTCACAGGAGACTGGGAACTGGCTTGGCAGGGAATAAAAGAGATTGCGGATGGAGCATGGAATTTTATCAAAGATGTTGTGTCGGGTGCGTGGGAGATAATTAAAACCGTAACAAAAGGCGCGTCAAACATAATAAAGAGCATCATCAGCACTGCTTGGAATGCGATTAAAGCATTAACTTCAACAATCTGGAACGCAATCAAAAAGACACTTTCTGGCCTTTGGAACTCTCTTAAATCCACAGCCAGCACAGTATTTAATGCAATTAAAACAAAAGTTGCGAGCGTGTGGGATAGCGTAAAGAATAAAACATCTCAAGTATGGGAAAACGTAACTACATTTGTTTCTAATAAAGTAGAAGCGATAAAAAATGCTATCACTAATAAGTTTAACGCCGCCAGAGATGCAGTCAAATCTGCATTTGAAGGTATCGTGAATTTCATCAAAGCTCCGATTAATCAGGCAATCAGCATTGTTAATGATGCAATTGGGAAGATCAATAATGCAATTGGCGGAATTGAATCTGCATTTTCTTTCGGGCCTTGGACTATTCAGACGCCGTGGGGGTCAAAGACTATTGGATTTCGTGCAACATTTCCACGTGTCGAAACTCTCCCGTATCTGGCCAGTGGTGCAGTTATTCCACCAAGGTCAGAATTCCTTGCAGTACTAGGTGACCAGAAAAAAGGCAATAACTTAGAAGCACCGGAAAGCCTGTTGCGTCAGATTGTCCGGGAAGAATCAGGAAAAGGACAGGGAGACGGAAATACCTACAATGTTACAGTTAATGCATCTGGCAGAAAACTGTTAGATATTATTATTAGTGAAGCTGAAATGAGAAGAAACCGGAACGGGAAGAACCCATTTGAGTTAGCATAAGGAGAAGAATATGGCGCAGGAACAATTCAAAATAGACAACGTTGTTATAAGAGCACCGGACAGTTACAAACCGGTGTTCGCAACCACTTCTACGGAAGATTCTAAAAGAAGTCAGGATTTGATTATGCACAATACACCAATGGGAACAATTGGTGGGTATGACATGCAATGGGGCGAGCTTACATGGGCTGAAATAGCAACCATACTAAATACTGTACTTAACAAAAGTCAATTCACATTCCACCATAAAGACCCAACTGTTCCGGGAAGATGGATAGACAGAACATTCTACGCATCAAATTTCAACATGGCTGCGCAAACTCTGAAAGATGGGGAAGAAAAGTGGACAGATTTGTCTATTAATGTAAGGAGGATTGAGCCGATTTGATAAATGTATCTACTCAGTTGAAGAAAGAATCTCTTACAAACAGAAATTATTACGTGACAGCAAATGTTACATTGTCAAATGGTACAACTCTTAAGCTAGGCAAAAAAGACTTTTATCTGTCTGGAAATAGTCTCGTAGATTCAGCAGACTCTGGGGACTTCCCGGTGGGTGTAGCAATAGAAAAAACGGCAAGTTTATCATTGGTAAATGATGACGGGCGCTTTGACGGATATAATTTTAACGCCGCAAGGTTTGCTATCTTTCTCAATGTGCAGTTATCCGACAGGATAGAAGCTATAAAGAGAGGTACTTACATTGTGTCGAAAAAGCCTGCAACGGCGAGCGAAATAAGTCTTTCTCTCTTAGATAAAATGCACAATGCTGATAAGACATATGATTCTAACCTGTCTTTTCCTTGTACAGTCAAGGAACTGCTCTCAGAATGCTGCCAGCAATGTGGAATCACTCTTGGAGATGCAGTGTTTCCAAATGCGGATTTTCAGATTCAGAAAGCGCCATCTAATGCGACATACCGTACAATAATCGGAATGTGTGCCGGGATAGCCGGTGGAAATGCAAGAATCGACGAAAATGACTTACTCAGGATTATTACGTTTGATAAGACATTTACCAATACGACTATTTACGATGGTGGAGCAGTAAAGAACTGGACAAATGGTGATGATCTGGATGGCGGCACGCTTAATCCATGGACAATGGGGACTGTGATTGATGGTGGTACGTTAAGCAATAACGATTATCACGCGTTATTTTCAATTCAGAATCTACAATATGACGTAGACGATGTTATTGTAACAGGTGTCAAATATGTAGAAGATGAGACCGAATATATGTCAGGCCAGGACGGCTATGTGATTACTATTGACAATCAGCTATTGTCGGGCAATGCACAGGCAGGAGTCGAAGCTATTGGAAATCAATTAATCGGTTTGCGAATGCGTCCTTTCTCATGTGACGGAATTGCCAACGGATACGCCACTTTCGGCGATCCAGTCGAATTTATTGACACAAAGAATCGTGTTTTTAGATCATTTGCAACTAATGTAGAATTTGTGTTTGGTGGCTCAACATCATGGAACTGTGGCGCAAAGAGTGCTGAAGAAGATGCAAGCGAGTTTATTGGTGGACAGCAGGCAGTGGTAGAACAAGCAAAAAAAGACACAGAGAAAAAGCTATCTGCATATGACGTAAAGCTCAAACAGATGAATGAACTTGCAGCGAACACGCTGGGTTTCTTCTATACAGAGGAAGCACAAGAAGATGGTTCCGTAATTACGTACCGGCATGATAAGCCTACACTTGCTGATTCTAAAGTAATTTATAAAACAAGTGCTGATGGATTCTTCTTGTCAGTAGACGGCGGTCAGACATGGAAAGCCGGCTTTGATAGTAATGGAGATGCCGTTCTGAATATTCTCTATGCCATCGGTATTCAATCAGAATGGATTAACACGAGAGGTTTTACAGCAAAAGACAATAATGGGAATACGACATTAAGAATAGATGCCAACACAGGCGCTGTCACATTAGAGGTTGAAAACTTTACACTGAAAAGTAGAACTATTGAACAGATTGCCAAGGACGTTGTGGATGGGTCAGTTCGTAATGTGACTATCCCGAACTATTATGGCACGTATACACCAACATTGCAGAATTATCCGGCATCTGAGTGGAAAAGTGAAGAATATGAAAAGCATGACGGCTCGATATTCATGAACTTCTCTACAAGCCAGGTATATATGTTTTCTGGGACTGATGGCGCTTGGCGGGAACTGGACGCTGAAAAAATTGTCAATTTTGAAAGAGTTTTTAACGCTTTAACGGATAACGGTAAGCAAGAGGGAATTTATATGCAGAACGGACATCTGTATATAAATGCTTCCTATATTAAGTCCGGCCAGATTTCAGCTGATTTAATTAGCTTGAAAAACATTAATGTTACAAACAGTTCTGGAACATCAACATTTGCGATTGATAACTACGGAAATGTTACGCTCAGACCTGATACATTTGTATTAACAAATGGTGATACAATATATAGTGTTGCGGAAGACAAAGCTTCGACAGCGCTATCAAGTGCAAACAGCTATACAGATAAAGTGCTCAGTGATCTCGACATAGGAAAAATGTCCAAGCAAGAGATTATTAATGTGCTAAGCGATAACAGCAGCAATAAAGGCCTGTATCTATCAAATGGCAATGTGTACATGAATGCCGATTATATTAACACAGGCGAATTAGCAGGATGGAAAGTTGGAATTAAAAAGCTTTCAGCAAGTGGCACGTATGGAGAAGTAATACTAGATGCTTCAACTGGAGAGATCTATTCAGAGACGAATACAGGAATATATGTACCGGGGTACGGGACATTGTATGGAACGCGTATTAGAGGAATCAATCTTTATACAGGAACCGTACATGCAAGTTCAGCCTCGTTTAATAAAAGTGTTTCGGCGAGCAGCGTTTCGGCAGACAGTGTTTCGGCGGACAGTGTTTCGACATCAAAAAAAGTTACAGTAGGTACGCACGTAGAAGCCAGTGGTCATTTCTATAGCATCGGAACGGGGACAGACCTTGCGGATTTAAGTGTCCGAGGGACAAAGAAGAGGATTTTTCCAACAAAAAACTATGGTACACAGGCGTTTTATTGCTACGAAATGGCATCCCCCATGTTTGGAGACATCGGAGAAGCATCCATATCAGAAGACGGCACATGTCTGATAGACATAGATGACATATTCCAAGAATCTACTAATGTAAGGATTGAATATTATGTGTTCTTGCAAAAGGAAGGAGATGGAGATTGTTGGGTAGACCAAAAAGAACAGACATATTTCACTGTAAAAGGTACTCCGGGGCTTAAATTTGCATTTGAAGTCAAAGCGCGTCAAGCTGACTATGAACACATGCGTTTTGCTGATGCAAGTGAAACAGCTTACGATAGGGCAATAGACACAGACATGCCAGAGCCAGACTACAGTAAAAGCCTTGAAATATCAGAACCCGATTACGAAAAAGAGCTTCTTAATAACAGGAAAAAAATTATTGACGAAATGGAGGAAATATCATGAAAAAAATTCTTACAAGTTTTATGAATCTCAGCACTGGAGAAGGAAGTCGCATTGCTTACACCTATTCAGAAGTAGACGAAAGCACAGGAAGTATCATCAGTCAGAACAATAAAGGCAATTTTCTCGTGATGGATGACAGCGTGCAGAAAAATCTTGATTCTGTAAAGAATTACATAAGGAATAATTTCCTTTTATAAGGAGGTAAGTCTAATATGGCCAATACATACACAATACAATTCCGGCGCGGTATGTACTCCGATTTTGATACGTCGAAAATTCGTCCCGGAGAGCCCGTTGCGATTCTTGGCAATGACCCGTCCGTTCCATCTGGTAAAGCCTTATACATTGCATTTGCGGCTAATGATGTAAGGCGGTTGTGTTCCATTGAGGACATTTCAGAGATGGTTAATGCCGGAGAATTCGTTGGTCCACAGGGTCCCAAAGGCGAAAAAGGAGATAAAGGCGCAGATGGTACCGTAACATTTGAATCGTTGACTCCTGAGCAGAAAGAATCACTAAGGGGCATCTCTATCACAGCAGTCAGTATTGACACAGATGGAAATTTGACAATAACATTTTCAGATGGTGATAGTGAAAATGTTGGGAATATTATGGGGCCTCAAGGAGTGCAAGGCCCAAAAGGTGAAAAAGGAGACGTTGGTCCGCAGGGACCAGTTGGTCCGCAAGGCCCGCGAGGAGAAAAGGGCGAACAAGGAAACGACGGAACGTCTCTTAATGTCCTTGGCACAAAAGAATCTGAGGCAGACCTCCCCCTGAGTGCAGAGAAGAACGATGCATATTTAATAGACGGAGAAATGTGGGTTTTCGACGGCGCGAATTGGAACAATGCTGGCAAGATTCAGGGGCCGCAGGGGCCAGTTGGTCCGCAAGGTCCAAAGGGTGACCCAGGGCCACAGGGTGTAAAAGGAGACCCCGGAGAAAAAGGAGAGCAGGGAGTACAGGGCCTAAAAGGCGATACTGGGCCGCAAGGTGAACAAGGTCCAGTTGGTCCAAAAGGTGAGCAAGGAGATACTGGTGCGCGAGGAATCACATTCACTCCTGTTGTAGACAGCGAAGGAAACATAAGCTGGAGTAATGACGGAGGACTTGAAAACCCCCAGACAGTAAATATTACCGGGCCGCAAGGCGATACGGGTGCAAAAGGAGATACTGGACCGCAAGGAGAAAAGGGCACTACATTCATTCCAAGTGTAGACACTGATGGAAACATAAGCTGGAGCAACACAGATGGAATCGCCAATCCCGAAATAGTAAACATCAAAGGGCCAAAAGGGGACAAGGGGAGTGATGCGACTGTCCCAATTGCTACAATTGAAATTCTCGGTAAGGTTAAGCCTGACGGCAAGACAACATTCATAGATGAAGACGGAACACTCCACGCAAAAGGCGGTGGCACAACCGTTACTCCCAAGCCCGTAAACAACCCAACGATTGAGAACTTAAATGCATCTGTCACAATTAAATGGCAAGACCCTGAAAACACGGTAATTAGTGGTTCAACATTCTCTACATGGGCTGGCACAAAACTTGTAATGAAAGAAACGGGCTATCCTGCAAATCCAGATGACGGAACGCTTGTGGTTGATAATGCAATTCGAGATAAATACAAAACCACAGGCTATACAGTCACAGGGCTGACAAACGGCAAACAATATTACTTTACACTGTTTCCATATTCTACAGATGGTGTATACAACTACGATGCAGGAAACAGACTTCTCGGCGAACCAAAAGAGGATTTGAAGATTGTCACATTTGCCGACGGAACAGACGCAGAGATTGAAAAGATGATTGAAGCGCACTACGCAGGCAAAATCAACATTAGCGACTATTGGGCGGTCGGCGACAAGAGAACCATCCATCACAATGCCATGGATGCAACTGGCGTAAGTGAGTCACACAGAGCGAATGATTATGCCTATGTAATTATCGGAATCGAACATGATGACTTAGTGACTGCTATCAATGGCAAGACTAAAGCCGCTATTACAATTCAGACAGAACGTATGTTGTATTTAGACACTACGACAGAATATAACACCTCCTATAATGTATCACATGAATGTGGTTATATAAACGGTTCAAGTACAAATAGTGGTGGTTGGGAAGGCTGTGCAAGACGTACGTGGTGCAATAATGTGTACAAGAAATGTTTGCCTACTTATATTCAGAATATGATGAAGCAGGTCAAGAAGTTGACATCTGTAGGAAGCCGTAGCAGTACGATTAAAGTCTCAAATGACTATGCATTTTTACCTTCTGAAATTGAGGTTTTTGGCAGTATAAAGTATTCTTTCGCAGGCGAGGGAGAACAGTATCAGTACTTTAAGAACGCAACTGCTAATAGATATAAGAAACCGTACTTTAGCAGTAATTTCGTGTCTGGCCGCTATTGGGAACGTTCGCCTTACTCCAGCAGCGGAAACAAATTCTGTCATGTGGACATGGACGGGGAATCGTACTACAGCGACGTCAGCTACGCTCTTGGTGTTGCCCCCTGCTTATGTATCTAAAATCCTAGCAAAACCCATCTACCGCCGTAAGGCGGTTAAAAGGATTTGCGGTACTATTTTTAATCAAAGGAGATGATAATTGTGGATAAAAAAGAAATTGCAAATATCTACAAAGCCATCAATCGAGTTTCAAACAGGCTGAATGAGATGTCTGAAAAGCTTGACTCGGTGATGCGGATGCTTAATGCGGAATCTAATCGTAAAATTCTGATTAATGGTGATGGTATTGACGGTCTAGCTGAACTTGTATCAACGCATGATTCGGCACTTGATGAACTGGCTACTTTAGTTGCAACAATCAGAGGTGAGAATAATGGTTAAATTTTACGAAGAAAGAGTTATTAATGAATTGAAAAAATGGACAGATGTTCCCGAGTTGTGGAATAAGAAGGTAATTGAAAGGCTTCAAAAGGATGGCTATGTACTGAATGAGGACGGGACAGTAACAGAATCAAAACCAGGGATAGTGAAATAAAATACGTGCAAGGGAGAAAATATGGAAATTAAAGGAATTGACGTATCATCTTATCAGAGTAAGCCAGACTGGGCGAAAGTATCGAATTCTGAAATTAAGTTTGCAATATTGAGAATCCATCAAAAATCTGGAACTGATTCCTCTTTTGAGCATAACTACAAAGGATGCAAGTCAAATGGAATCCTTGTCGGCGGATATAAATACAGTTACGCTCTGACACCGGCACAGGCAATTGATGAAGCTGAGAGCGTAATTTCTGTTCTTGGCGGACGCGGAATGGACTTTCCAATCTTCTACGACCTTGAATGGAGTCAGCAGAGAAACCTTGGAAAACAGGCGATTGAGAATATTGCAGTAGCATTTCTGACCAGAATCAAAAAAGCCGGTTATAAGGTCGGTATCTACTGCAATCTTGATTGGTACAATAACGTTCTGTCAGACACCCTGAAAAAGTACGATTGCTGGATTGCTCGTTATCCGGCTAGTGATAATGGCTCTGTACAGGAAAGATTGCGTCCATCTGTTGGTGTAGGCTGGCAGTATTCCAGTAGAGGAAAAGTATCCGGCATTAGTGGTAACGTTGACATGGATGTATTCTATAAGGATTACAAAGAGGAGGTTTCTGCAATGGATAAAGCTATTGAAAAAGTGATTCTCATTGCAAAAAATGAGATTGGATACCTTGAAAAGAAGAGCAATAGTCAGCTCGACAGTAAGACTGCAAACGCCGGTTCGAGCAACTATACGAAGTACTGGCGAGACATTAAGCCATCATATCAAGGACAGCCTTGGTGCGCAGCATTCGTGAGTTGGTGCTTTATGGAAGCATTCGGACAGGAAAAAGCAAAAAAACTGTTGAAACACTGGCCCTATGTTTACTGCCCAACACTTGGTAATCTGTTTACAAGGAACGCTAATCCAAAGATCGGTGATATTGTAATTTTTTATCATAATGGAACTTTCACTCATACCGGCATCGTAACGGCCGTAATCGGAGACAGGTTCTATACCATCGAGGGAAATACTTCTGGCGCATCTGGAATTATTGCAAATGGCGGCGGTGTCTGCGCAAAGAGTTATCTTAACAGCCAGATGCCCGGAACTAAGTTCTGTACACCGGATTATAGTATTGCATCTGATGCATCTGTACCCGCAAAATCTGAAAATGCATTGCCTAATACCGCACAAGCAGGAGAGAAAGGAGAGAAATATATGTTTAATCCAGAGACAGTAAAAGCAGGAGACAAAAATACATCTGTGCTTCTCTTACAGGAAATATTAAGAGCCAGAGGCTTTAAAGGCAAAAACGGCAAAGCCCTGAAACTTACATGGACAGCAGATACGAACACGATTTGCGCTCTGAAAGCTTATCAGGAATCCAGGAAAGAAGTTCTGGAAGTGGACGGAGTCTGTGGACCCGCCACATGGAAAGATTTGATTGCTATATAAAACATCCCGGGGAATTAACCCCGGGAATTTTATTTATAAACATATTTGGTATCACTTCGGAAGTTTTAGACTGTTATCGTTAGTCACACGTTAGTCACAAATAAAAATATTATTTCCTAATATAATAGTCCCAAAAACGCTGTATTTACAGGCATTTGCGCAATTTTCTAAATTCTATTTGTTAGTCACAATCAATAAAATTAGAATAATGAAAATGAAATGTGGGAAATCCTTGCAAAATCGCTGAAAACGTTGATTTTAATAGGGTTTCCGGCATTTCGATAATGATATTTCGGTTGTTTTAGAAAGATTAAAATGGGTTCCGTTAGTCACAGTTAGTCACAAATGGAACTTTTATCTTTTCTATTTCTGTCCGGAGTTCTTCCAGTGTTCTGTGGCCGTACACAGCGTTTGTAACATCTCCACCAAAAGAGTGGCCGAGCATTCGCTTTCGGTCATTCTCCCGGACACCGTATTTTTCACACAGCGCAGAAAAGGTATGTCGACAATCGTGCGGCGTGTGTTTCGGATTTCCGACTATTCCCAAACGTTCCAGTGTAGGATAGAACAACGCTTTTCTATGGTGTTGCTGAGTATATACACATAGTTTTCCATCTTGTGCCAGCACTTTCTGTTCAGCAAAATGGTATATGGCAGGATGTATCGGAACAATTCTGTTTTTACCGGCTTTTGTTTTGATTCCACCTTGGAAGTATTTCTCTTCCAGGTTGGTTGTGAGTTTTAACACTTCCCCGATTCGCCAACCAGAGTAACACATAATAAGAATGAGCTGCACTTCTGGATCGTCGGTATTATTCCACAACACCTGCATCTCCTGATCAGAAAATGGCGTTCCATGTTCGGTGTCGTTATCAGCGTTGACATGGACATATAATGCCTTATTTTCCGTTACAATTTCTGAGTAAACTGCATATTTGTACATCTGCTTGAACAGAGTCAAAATAGCCATCTGGCTTTGCTTTTTCAGCTTACAATCATCAATAACCTTTTGCATGTCAGGAGCCTTTAAATCTTCGAATATGCGATTGTGCAGAACAGTACAGTTTGTATAAGCTGTCCGATATGCTTCCTTTGAACTGTATGACAGCTTCGTCCCCTCTGGGAACTTCCACGCATAAAATTGCTTATATACATCTGAGAACGTCAATTTCTTGATTTCCGGGTGCTTATCCTCTACGCTCTTGATTGTATTGTAGTCGGCAATTAAGCGGTTCACAAGGGCATCTATGTCCATTGTAGGAGACACCTCGAGTGTTCGCTCCATGCCGGGTTGATACGTGCCGGCTTTGTATGCTGTCAGGACGGTGAAGCCTTTTATCCAGTCATCTACGTAGCAGATTGCCGGCGGACGTTTTAGTTTACCATTATCGCCTAGTGTAGCTGGTGGATGCACTGCGAAACAGTTTCTTCGGTTCTTGCCAAGATACCGGATAGAGCCGAAATTATTCGGCAGTTTTGGATATTTCTTTCTTTTCTTCGCCATTTTTATTCCTCTTTTCTTTATGTAGCTGTTTTTAGGTATAAAAATAACATCCGAACAAATTTTCTGTCTTGTTCGACTGCTCCGAAGATGATACAATATGTTTTGCCAGAATATAGCATCTCTCCGGAGATGTATAAACGCCGTCCCGGTACGCCAATGCCAGGGCGGTTTTTTATTTAATTATGTGATTTCCAATTTGATCTCATTATAATTCCAACAATCCAATATATTCCGCCAGAACAAGCACCCAATATTAAAATCCAGAACCAGCTTAGATACCATGGCATTTTCCGCTTTATATACGGTGTACCTGAACTCGCCGCTGAGGACGCAGAGGAAGATGCAGAATTATTAATGATGATGTCTCTGTTGTTAGAAGTCAACTGCTCTACTTGTTTTCCGCACTTAGGACACACTACGCAGTCGTCGTCAATAAGTTCTCCGCAGTGCTTACAATATTTTTTCTTTTCATTCATGATAAACACCCTCCTGATATGTTTTCGCCACGCTTCGCACTTTTTATGCGGATTATGTATTTTGTACCGCTGATTTTGCAATATTATGTAAAGTACGGTTATTCGTGGTATTTTTATTTTATCATTTTAAGAGCATATTGTAAAGATTTAAGACGAAATAGAGTGATTTAGATGAAAAAGAAATGTTTTTTTCTACAAAATAGTGAGAGTTCATGTGTATCATTGGCAGTTGCCAAGAGTCGGGATAGGTGGTATAATAGCAAAACGAACTAATGTTCGGCTCTATTTTCCACAGCCGAACATATACTGTAGTGTAGGTGGTAGTTGCGACAGGGAGGGTTATTTATGGATTATAAGAAAGAGATTATTGAACTAATAGAAAATATACATAGCGAAAAATTTATGAAGTTTTTATACAACATGATTATTTCGTTCAAGAAACAATGGGGGTATTAAGAAAGCAGGGAATTAATCCCTGCCTTTTTTATGAAGAAATTCAATCATGTCGAAAACGCTTTTCTTATCAGATTCGCTTAATTCAATCAGCAACTTAACATGTTCAACGATGCTTGGATTTGACATCATCTTTGGAATAAAATCCGTGTTTGTTTCCAAATTCTCTTCCCATCCCATTAGATAAGCGGGCGTTGTGCTAAGTGCTTTCGCTAACTTATCTATGTATTCAGCAGGAACTTTATCAATATCACCCTTTTCATATCTAAATATAGTTGATCTTGAAACTCCTAATTTCTCAGCCAACTCATCAGCACTCATATTAAGCTGTTTTCTTCTTTTTTTCATTTGTTCACCAGTTTCCGACATTTTCCACACCTCCTTTCCTTGAAATTATAATACCACAAGTGATGCAAATATGCAACAAAAATAATTGCAAAAATGCGATTTTTAGTATTGACAAATGCGACTGCAAGAGGTAATATATAATCACAAAGTCGCAATAATGCTACTGGAAAGGAGGTAAAACTTGTGATTGTAAATATAGCAAGACTTAAAGGTAAAATTGTTGAGCATGGAAATACGCAAGAAGCTGTTGCAAGCGCAATTGGTATGGACAGAAGTACTTTTTACCGCAAGCTGAAAGACGGCGGCGAGAAGTTTACAATCGGTGAAATTCACGGAATTGTAAACGCAGTTCCTTTAAGTAGGGATGAAGCAATAGACATTTTTTTTACACAGCAGTCGCAATAATGCTACTGGAAAGGAGAATAAATGGATGCATTACAATTTAACAAAGCTGTCAGTCAACACTGCAAAGAATCTGGTGGAGACTGTTGCAAATGTGACCTACGGCTTTACTGTTACCTATCGCCAAGTGAGCGACCGGATGAGTTAGTGAGCCTGGTTATTGATTTTTTGCATAACCACATTGAAAACCATGGTCATTATACCCATCACAGTGCGGCTTCATTTCCGTGTATTGATGATATGGACATGAGCACCGCAGTAGGCGGCGACTGTTACCAGAAACCTCATACTCTTCACAAACAGTCACGTGTTTGTGAATCTTGTGGCAATGATACAGTCGTGTAATTGTTTCAACCATATAATTCCCCTTTCGTTATACTCGGCATGTCGGTGCCTGTAAATGCATTATAGGTAGAGGGGAAAGGAAATACAATAGGTTGAATAAAAATCGTATTAAGAGATAAAAGCAAAGTAAGGAGGTAAAAAAAATATGAAACGCCATCCGATTATGGAATATGTGATTCCAGCAATTGTAGCAAGTGTGGCAACAGTTTTAATCCGTTTAGTGCTAGGGTGGTAAGAATCGAAACAATAAATCGGTTGAGATACACAATATCGCCTCCCGTCTACTGGGAGTATACCACAAGAAAGGAGACTTATGAACGAATTACAGATTTTTAATTCAGGGGAGTTCGGAGAAATTCGAACAATAGAAATTGACGGGAAACCGTATTTTGTCGGAACTGGTGTTGCAAAAGCTCTTGGATACAACAATCCCAGAGATGCCGTATCAAGGCATTGCAAGGGAGTCGTAAAACACGACACCCCTACATCTAGTGGAATTCAGTCAATGTCATACATAAATGAGGGAGATTTGTACCGCTTGATTATGAAATCGAAACTTCCATCAGCAGAGAAATTCGAATCATGGGTTATGGATGAAGTTCTTCCGACAATCAGAAAGACAGGCTCATACCGGAAACCACTGACGACAGTTGAACAGATACAGGTTATTGCGACAGGATTCTTAGATCACGAAGAACGGCTTAACAGACTTGAAAACACCATGACTATTGACTATGCACAGCAGGAAGCTATTAGGGACTTAGTGTCAAGTGTCGTAATTGCTCACCTTGGTGGGAAAGAATCAAATGCTTACAAGGAAATTGGCAAGAAAGTATTTGCTGAATGCAACAGGGATATAAAGACTTACTTCACAGTAAATGCCCGCAATAACATTCCTAAGCTGAGATTTGAAGAATCTATGGAATATGTCAGAAATTGGCATCCATGCACCAATACAGTAATGATGATACGTGACTGTAACGCTCAAATGAGTATCAGTTAGAAAAGAGGTTTATATGAGTGCAGTTGATAATTACGTAGAACAGAATGCACAGATTCATCAGTTCGCCGCGGAGGTTGCGAGAATTATATCAGGCATTCCACAGATGCCAGAGTTCTCGTCAGAGAATATGACCGTAGCCGACGCGAGTCAACTGATTGGACTCCCCATTACAGCAATCCGGGCGGGAATTGTATACGGATGGTTACCGATTGGCGTAGCTGTGCAGAATAACAAGCCAGCAAGAAGCCTTTCCGGTGGCCGAATCACATACATCATAAGCCCTAGGAAAGTCTATGAAGTAACTGGTCATGTCTGGAAAGGCAAGGCTGCTCTTAATAAGTGAGTGCCCCGGAGGGAGCTTGTACCTCCGCCCCGGAGCTTTGCACCACTAAAATGCCTTAGTGGATAGATACATTATAGTTCTCTATCTGCTAATTGTAAAGACAAATAAGAAAAAATAAGGAGAAATTAGCTAGATATGAGTGAAATTAAAAACGAAAGCCAGCTTACATGGGCTGACATCGAAGTAGCACTTGCGACTGAAATTGTCGAAGAAAGCAAGAAAAAGTCAAAAAGATGGTTCACGGCATGGATTGTGACAGTCGCCGCACTGGTAGCCAGCAACCTTGCATGGATTATGGGAGAAATGAAATAAAATGAAAGAGTATATGCTAATTGCTGTTTGTATGCTTGCCGGGAAATATGTGAATATACCTATCTGGTTGAATATTTTTTTCGGTATCTCGGCAGCATGGGCGGTGCGCCAGATGAAAGCAGACTGTCAGTAGGAAATAAGGAGGATAAGAAGATGTTCGAGAAAGAGATTGATGAAATTTACGAACTTTGTAAAAGAGTTGTGAATGAAGTTCCGACAGTAAGTGTCGAATTCAGTTATTCAATTTATGGCATGAGAGTATGTGGGCTTAAAAGAAAAGAAGATGTTTGCCTTCCAAAAGACGTGTTTAAGTGGGATTTGTACCAAAACGTATCTTTTAACCCATTTTATGAGAAAGAAAGTCGCGAAAGCCTCAAAGTAATCAAAGCATTCTTACTGGAACTTCTGATAGATGGGAAGTGTCCAAATGAGTAAACAGATAGCAATTATGAAACTTCTTCCCAGTCTGGAGATAGCAGGATGTATTAATGAACTACTCAGAGAACTTCAGTCCAGAGGGGATTACGTTCTGGATTATGAGAACTGTGACATGTCTCTGGATCATGTGGAATACCACAAAGCCGAAGATATTGATGGAGAGAAGTTCGGAGATGCTTCAGACAACCTGTACTGTTTTTTCAAGGCGGTGTGAACATGGATGAGAGAATTAATGAAGTTCTGAGATTGATTGATATACAGCTTGCCACAGTCCCGGATAACCCCATTGAAGAATCATACAAGGCAAGAATGCTAGCAAACTATGTACAGGCTCTAAATGGGCTTTTAACGGCTCAGAAATCGTATAAGGAGGAAACGAATGAGTGAATTTGAAATCCGTATTCCGGCAAGAAAGAAACAACTGGTAACCGGAAAAGACAATCAGGTTGTAAAGGTTTCATCAGACGCATACAACGCACTGGTCGAAATCTATAACGAATCAACCTTATCAATGAAAGATATTGCAAGCTTGCTGATTATTGAGGGCAGTAAGCATGTGGTTTATGACAAGGAGGAATAACAGTGGGAAATCTTGAATTATATAACCATGTCAGAGAAGTTCCGAAAGATGCTCAGAAGCCGATTATGGCAGGACGTTTAAAAGGTTTTACAGATATTAACCCTATGTGGCGAATTAAATGTCTGACAGAGCAGTTCGGGCCTTGTGGAATCGGATGGTATTACAAGACTGTTGATAAATGGACGGAAACCATAAATGATGAGACATGCGCTTTTGTGATGATCGAACTATATGTTTTTTACGAAAGCAAATGGTCGCAGCCGATTTCTGGAACTGGAGGAAGTAAACTAGCAACAAAAGAAAGAAGCGGAATTTACGTGTCTGACGAATGTTATAAGATGGCCACAACGGATGCGTTGTCAGTAGCTTGCAAAAATCTCGGCATTGGAGCAGATATCTACTGGAAAGAAAGCAAGACTAAATATGATTGCTCGAGTAACAGTGAGAATTCGTCTGGTAAAAAAACGGAACCGTCAAAAGAAACCGAGATGATTAGTTCCGAAACTACTATGTCAATTAAAAATATTATTGACAAATACCCGGAAGCTAAGCTTGCAGACCAGACCAAGGCGCGATTTAAAGTAAATGACATTAAGTCTCTTACAAAGGAAAAAGGGCAAAAATGCCTGAAGATGTTAATTGACTATGATAAACAGCATACAGAAAAGGAGTAACAGCATGAATAAAGTAATTCTTACAGGAAGATTTACACGTGATCCAGAAATCAAGTACACCAATGATGGAACATCTATTGCAAGGTTTTCTATCGCGGTAAACAGAAGATTTGCGAAAGAGGGTTCCGATCAGAAAGCAGATTTCTTGAATTGTATCGCTTTCGGAAAGTCGGCAGAATTTATCGAGAAATATTTTTCTAAGGGAATAAAAGCGGATTTATCCGGCAGAATTCAGACCGGCAGCTACACTAATCGTGACGGGCAGAAGGTGTACACAACAGATATTGTTGTGGAAGAGATTGAGTTTGGTGAAAGCAAAGGTGCTAACCAGAGCCAGCAGAAGTCGGAAGTACCGCATCCAGAAACAGACCTGTATGGTTTTATGAGCATTCCAGATGGAATTGACGAGGAGATTCCGTTCGCATGATACAAATTGACAGTAGAGAACATCAAAAAGTTATTGATGGCATTAAGAAAGCATTTGATGCAGCAGGAGAAAAATGGTTCGTGTCAAAGCTTTACGTCGGGGATTATATGAATTATGACAACCCTCGACTGGTTGTTGACCGAAAGCAAAATCTCTCCGAATTATGTGGAAATGTGTGCCAACAGCATGAAAGATTCCGTACTGAAATTATCCGGGCAAACGAAGCAGGAATAAAACTTGTGTTCCTGTGTGAACACGGAAAAGGAATTGAAAAACTGGATGATGTTCTCTGGTGGGAGAATCCCCGGGCAAAGAAAAGAGTTAAAGAGAATGGCATCTGGGTAGAGCAGGAACAGAAAGTTATGCATGGAGATGTCCTATATAAGATTCTCTGCACGATGCAACGCAAGTATGGTGTTGAATTTCTGTTTTGCGACAAGAAAGACACCGGCAAAAGAATTTTGGAGATTCTGTCAAATGGATAAAGAAACAATTAAACAACAGAATAGCATGAGGGATGTTCTGAGCAGATATGGTATGGTTCCGAACAGAGCAGGATTTATAAAGTGTCCCTTTCATAGTAACGACCGTACCGCATCTATGAAAATCTATAAAGACAGCTATTATTGTTTTGGTTGTGGTGCAACTGGTGACATATTTACATTCGTTCAAAACATGGATAATTGCGATTTTAAGACAGCTTTTACCATACTTGGGGGAACTTACCAGAAGCCAGATTTCTCTTCCAGAATGGCAATATATCACCATCAGAAGCAGATGGAAATGAGGCAAAAGGAAGAATGGAAGAAAAAGGCCGAGTTGCAAGAATGCTTGTCTGATATTGACTTTTATCGGGCAGAAATCGAGCTATGGAGTCCTCTTTCTGACAGATGGTGTGAAGCATGGAACAAGCTGCAACTTGCTTTGTACCATCACGGATTCATAACAGGACTGGAAGAAGGTGATTAAAAGTGGAAATGATAAACAAGCTCACGAAGGATTCTATTCTGGACGAAGAAGTGTTTGACAAGATATTCAGTCAGGAAGACGAGATATACAAGGCACGTCTTACGCTGACTCTTCTGGACAGAGCCAAGGAGCTTGGCGTAAAGAAAAAATTTGAGGATTTGCTTAAAGCTTACACAAAAGTACAGAAGCAGATGATTAAGGAAGAGAAAAGCAATAGGACGTTGTCTATGCTGGACCAGTGGACTAATTTCTCTGATTGTGAATATGACAGAATGAAATGTCTCAACTGGGTGGCGGATGATGATGGAATCAGAATATCAAATACAAATCCAGGATCGCCGGACATTATAGCCTGTTATCATCCTATACTTCCGATTGAACGAATGAAGAATCTGGAGACCGGAGAAGAACAGATAAAGTTAATCTATAAGAGGAATAATAAATGGTCCGAGGTTATTGTGCCGAAAACCATGGTTGCATCATCTACTAAAATCGTTGGATTATCTGCACTTGGGATTTCAGTAACTTCAGAGAATGCGAAGTTTCTTGTACGGTATCTGTCAGACGTTGAGAATGCAAATGACGATTATATCAACATTCAGTATTCCTCTAGCAAAATCGGGTGGATCAGGGATTATTTTCTTCCATATGACAAGGATATTGTGTTCGATGGAGATATGCGGTTCCGACAACTGTATGAAAGTATCAGTGTAGGCGGCAGCAGAACAGAATGGTATGAACATGTAAAAAAGGTTCGTGCTACTGGAAGAATAGAGCCAAAAATCATGTTGGCTGCAAGCTTCGCCAGTATTCTGATTAAACTGGTCGGTGCTCTTCCATTTTTTGTAGACCTCTGGGGAGAAACTGAGGGTGGTAAGACTGTGACGCTTATGTTAGGAGCTTCCGTCTGGGCGAATCCGGGTGAATCACGATACATAGGAGACTTCAAGACAACAGATGTGGCTCTGGAAGCAAAGTCCGATATGCTTAACAATCTTCCATTAATTCTGGATGATACTTCAAAGGTGTCGGCTAAAATCCGAGATAATTTCGAGGGAATTGTGTACGACCTGTGTTCTGGAAAAGGAAAGAGTCGCTCCAACAAGGAGCTGGGTGTTAACCGGGAGAATCGCTGGCAGAATTGTATTCTGACTAACGGCGAACGACCGCTCGCTGGGTATGTCAGCCAGGGCGGAGCGATTAACCGAATCATCGAGGTTGAGTGCTCTGAAAAGATAT